ATACCTTCAGGATCCCATCCAGATTGATAAGGAGCATCCTTATTAAGCAAATTGTCTATTGCTACTTCTCCTTCACCAGGTAACGGTGTAATCCAGGTACGAGTGTGACAATACCTCTTACACAATTCTCTAATAGTTGTAGGAGGATCTCCATAAAAGACCGAATAAGTATTATCAGATTCCTCATTCATAGCCCCAATCGTCTGTAAAGGATTTGACCCAGTAGGACGATCAGTGTCTGTATTGCTAGGATTTTCAGTTCCCATGGTACCACTTTGTGAAAATAGCTCTTGATAATTATCATTTGCATCTAATACAGTGGGTTCCGGTATAGGGAACACATGGAGATCATTCAACTTAGCATTTGTTGGTGCTGCAAATTTAGCATCTTCACACATAGAAACAAAAACATTAATGCTTATTGGAGAATCTTCCGCGGGACACACAAGATCATTCAAAACATTAACTTCTAAGATACCATTAACTTTCCCTTGGGTTAAAGCAAGTCGATCATTTCCAAAATTAAGAGGTCCTTCCATGGAACCACATTGTAAGAAAGGTTCAGCTTGTGCCCAACCAACAACGATTTCAAAATCGTCTTCCTCAGCAATGTCAACCACTCGAGAATAATTTGTATTATATTCTACACCAGCATTATGATTATTTGGATCATAACGAATCAACAAACGTCCTTTATGGAAATCAGATTTAACAATTTGAAATCTAAAACGTACTGAACCTTGCCAATTGTTAAAACACTGAGCAACCATTGCCATAGGCGTTGGATGAATTTCTGCACCTAAAAACGAAACCAACATAGGCGTTGCTCGACTATTCCAAAGAAAAGTATCAGGGCCTTCATCTGGTGACCAATTGAAAGAAGTCAAATAAGACTCCCTCATAGCAATATCTAATATGCCCATTTGATCAACACCATCAAGTCCTGCAACTCTGGTATCTATTGTAATTTCTGCCTTACTATCAAGTGTAAGTTTATGCACAGCATCAGCAGCATCCACATTAGTAAAATTACCAGTAGGATTTGGTTTAAATAATTGAATATCCGACACTACAGAAGGACGTGAATATCCAAAAATCTTAGCCACTTCACCCACTTTACCAGCAACCATTTGTGTAGCTAAAGCATAAGGCCTGATTAGCGGGAGATCCGCTAATACACCCGCAGCTTTTGCCAATGCAGCAGCTGGTTTGGAAATAATTCCTGAACCATACTCATCATTAGTTGTGATAGAATTTGACTGATTTTTCTTACTTAATTTCTTGCCTCCCTTCTTACCAGCTTGGGAAACAAGTGCAACCTGACTTGTAGGCATGGTGAGAACAACATCCTCTGCCCATAGATAAATAGTAACAGTAACGGGATCATTTCCTCCATTAGCATGAAGAAGATTACCAAATGATTTGATAGTGATCTCACCCATATTGTCATAATCTTTATCAGTCAGAGACAAATAATTGTCCTCCCAGAAGAAAGGCATACAAAGCTCTCCTCCAGTATTTTTGGTAGGATTCAGAAAGAAATGCGGCTTCTGAGAAGCCGCAATAAGATCAATATTAAGATAATTACGTTCAACCGTAATCTGATCAATACCAGATAAAGGATTGTAACTAGTCAATGCACGACCATAGTGAAACTTAGTTCCACTAATGACCATTTTGCAATGTAATTTCATGCGCACCAATTCATAATTTTTGATCTTATCCTGAACGAAAGGATTTTCTATAAATTCCTTCCATGGATTAAACTGGTAAAAAAGGGGCTGTGTAACAACCCAATTTTGAACCGACTGACGTATAGGACGAGCTAAAAACTCGCCCAGTTGAGAATTTACAGCCTCAACAGCGTCCATAGTACTATCATAAGCACCATGGATATCAGTGGTCCAACCAGCGTCCTGATCAGCAAAAGCAGTGATCTGCTCTTGCGCCATAGGTGTTGACTCACTCATCGTCAATCCCGGTTCGCTATTCGTGGTGTTAGCAACTCCACTTTGCGAAACAAGGACGTCATTATTGAGGGAGTGAATGAGTCTGTTTAGATTGCGGTTTTCCGCTCTTAGCTTATCACAATGACTGTATTTACGAGCCAAAGAACACCTAAGCGTTTTATTTTCCTTTTGTAAAAGTTCTATTTCACCATAAAGGCTAGAAACATCAAAAGGAGGGATGGATCTCAAAGGAGCATCCCATTCGAAGTTTTTTCCGTATTCAACGGAAGGTACTGTCTCACCAATAGTATTCATTCTTTCAAATTTACTAAGGTCTATTTATTAAATCCTCGTACGCGCTGGCCTCACAGCACGCCGATTAATTCCTGTTTATGGTTGACCAAACCCCCCGTCAAAACGGGTGTTGCACGAGGACAGCATCTACGTCATAGTTTTCCTAAACCAGACGCAAGCTCAGAATTCTTATATCTGGCTTGGTAACTACCTATGACGGGATTGCTTCAACTTAATGTGCATGTTCCTACGCACAGCTGATACTACTTTACGTCCTATCAGCGGGACGGAACTGCAAACATGGCCTGATTGTGAATCTAATTCAAATTTATTTCTATACCAATCAAGGCGCTCATCATATGATGGTAAATCTGCAACATAACCCATTAGATTAGCCCTACTGGCTACTTCCATCAACTGGGCACGTTTATCCTCATAAACCTCACGGCCAAATTCAAAATACTTGAGAGCAGCATTAGATATCGCTTCAGCAGAAGATTGTTCCATTGAAAGTACATCACTCTTCATATGCGCATGCAACATTTTGGCAATCGAACCTTCTTCACAAGGACAACGATAAAGTTTAAGTTCGTCATCCCAAACAGCAAAATGTTTTAAAAAACTTGCTTCTGATAAATTAATATACGGAACTGATTTGGCATCTTTTTCTGCCATAGTATATTTAATACCCATAGACTCAAATACTAATGCGATGCGAGTGTGGTTAACACTAGCAAATCCTTTTTTAACAGTCATAATATTATCATCACCATAAGTCATCAAAGAAACAACATCTCTAAATGGAGGAATTTTCCACCAACCATCATCTTTAGCAATTGTATAATATGCATAACGCATATACAATGAATTTACCAATGAATTAATAATAACCGTCAAAGGATGACCGGATGGATTGGAACCAAAAAATTGCACTATGGTTCCAAAATAATCATATGTGGGATAAGTAATTTCAGTGGCAATACCACGCATAATTTCTAAATCACGTTCAGAGTAATTTCCGCTCTTCTCAGCAATTTGAATCAATAACTTAAATGCTGCAAACATAAAACGAGCAGACATACGAGCATCAAATTTAGCGTAGTCACCAGCAATTCCTCGCTCCCAACCATATTTGCCGATGTGTCTATATATATCAGTCCATTCTGGAGACTGTTGAACCACACCGACTGCACACTCGAACAACTTCTGATTGCGTTGCACGAGTGCAGCCAAAGAAAGGAAATATTTGCGAACCAATACAATAGTTGCAAAATTACAAGCAGCAAACACGCGTACCTTATCTTTGGTCATCTTTGTAGGTTCATCCTTAAGTGAACCCTTGAAAACTGTATTAATTCGCTCTCCACGAGCTAAACAATTTTCCAAACGCATAACCTCCTCCCAAAGTTCTTGAGGAGCATCACGCACACATGAAATTCCATTAACAACACGATCCGATTCACTAACAATATTAGTTTTTGGGCCCTTGTGTGGAAATCCACGCGAAGAAGCAAAATTTATCGCATTAACTCCAAGCACTCCATCCAAACCAGATAAATTAGCATCATCTGAAATTG